TATTTTTAAATATACTTAAGCGTTTTATTTGTGTGATACTTATTGTTATCAATGTGGCGATAATGATATGGATTCGTATCATTTAAAGACCTATTTGTGCCTTTTAATGTGCTCAGGTCTTGTGATTTAGACCCTTATAAATGTGCTCAGACCTTGTGATCTTTGCCTGCATTGTATCATCACTCCGCCCAAATGTCAAGACCCCCAGCGTCACAAAATCCCCACAGATCCCTCACAAAACTCCACCGACCCGAATAAATATCCCCAGACTCATTGACATTTACGCCCAGGTATCTTATAGTACTCTCATAACACATCAGGAGCGAACTTATGTCAGTTGCCTATCAACAAGCGCAGAAGCAGCGTTATAGGATCACTCTAGATCTATCAGTGTTCGGTGACTTCGACCCACATCAGATTGATTGGGAGAAGTTATTCAAGTTGGAACCTGCAGAAAAGTGTGATGCTTACGTTGAGGACCTAAGTACACCTGATCGTTGGTGATTGTCCTGGCATTAAAATAGCTCACCTCCAAAGTGTCCTAGTAGTATGGGGGCAGACAAGTTCACTGCCCCACTAACACTCAAGACTTCCACAATGACTGTCACTTATCAAGCAAATCTGTCCGACACTGAGTATAACGGTTGGACGAATTATGAGACTTGGAATGTTGCTCTCTGGATTCAGAATGATGAGGGTTTGTATCACCTTGCCCGTGAGGTAGGTAACTATGAGGACTTCGTAAAAGAGGTCGGTGTTGGATACTCTACTCCTGATGGTGTTAAGTATGCTGACCCCAAGGTAAATGTGATCGAACTGAATAGCGATGTGTTCGACTTCTAAGTAACACTTAAGACTCACACACTTCACTACACTTTCCTCATGAACTTCCTTCCCTACGCTATTCGTCGTCCGTTCTACTATGTGTTCGATCTGATCGCATGTTCTGATTTTCGTAATGAAGAATTGGACCGTATCTTCAATGCCGAAGGTTATGACCAAAGCGTGCAAATCCTTGGGTTCATTAACTACTTGGGTATGACAGGTCAGTTAGATCTAAGCGAGAACTTTCACCTGTTCGCTGATGTTGAGACGCTAGAGCAAGCAATCAACAAGTGGAACGATTATCAGGACTTGATGAACACTTCCACTCTTGCCTAAGTAACACTCAACTCCTGTCGCATGAGTATAAACTAGGCACGTTCCAGGAAGTAGCACAACTGCTACAATGAGAGGACTAGGGACACTCTCACCCAACACACAGTTCACAACACTTTTCTTCTTCATTATGTCCAAGCAAGTTCTTCTTTCTCTGCTGGCACAAGGTAACACTGGCAGCGAGATTCTGTCCATTCTGGATGCAATCGTCTCTGACAATGTGAGCGGGTTTGATTATATTGAATCGCCGCAACTTGAGTCCGCTCTGGGTATTGCTACTCTGGAAGAAATCGCTTTCTGATTGATAGTAACTGTGTGCCCTCTGGTTGACACTGGAGGGCACTTATGTTATGATTGGTGATGATAGTGAAACGGCAGTTAATTGCGCCTGATTGTTTATAGCGCCGCGCGGCGTTGCGCGTATAAAAAACCCCTAAGTCCCTAACCTACAGAGGTGACAGATTGACCTTTAAATATCACTCTCATAAAAAATTTCCGGAAGTATGATCAGTCTCAAAAACCCCCACAGAAGAGATCCTTATTGGAATTTTTGGAAAGTTGTATTTGCTGGTTGGTTAATCAGATATCCAAAGACAATGGGAAGAATAATATTAGTCCCCCTTGGGTTTTTGATAGTACTGATATATAATGCAGTGGTCAATTAATTGGCACAATAAAAATTCCGGAAAATATTTTTCATATGGAAAAGGTTTATCACATATATGCGAAAGATAAGTGTATTGTTCATTCGGTAAAGGAAGAGGACTTTGAAAAGACTTGGAGTACTGTACACAACTTAGTGGGACTGATGAAGACTGACTACTCTACAGAGGATTTGAACTACATTGAATTGGTTGTTAATAAGGAGACTATTTTAAATTCTTCGCATTGACAAAAGCATATATAGACTGTTAAAATTGAAATTGAAAGTTTATTTCTCTTATGGCAAAAGGATTTACTGTTAAAGCAACTGCACCTAAACCCAAAACTGAAGAATGGGATTATGATGCGATTAAAGAAAAGATGAGAGGGAAGAGTGTTGTATTCTGTCTTCCAGGTCGCGGATGTTCATTTATTTTTCTGAAGGCATTTGTTCAACTGTGCTTTGATATGGTACAGAATGGAATGAGTATTCAGATTTCACAAGATTATTCTTCAATGGTGAACTTTGCACGTTGCAAGTGTCTTGGTGCAAATGTTCTTCGTGGACCAAAGCAAATTCCTTGGGATGGAAAACTTGAGTATGATTATCAACTTTGGATTGACTCGGATATTGTCTTTGACACAAACAAGTTCTGGCAACTCTGTGATCTAGCTCTTTCTGCTGAAGGGGAAGAGAAAGAAATTGTTTCAGGTTGGTATGCTACTGAAGATGGTCACACAACTTCTGTCGCACATTGGTTAGAGGAAGATGATTTCCGCAAGAATGGTGGAGTCATGAACCACGAGACTGTGGAATCGATCAGCAAGCGTCGTAAGCCATTCACTGTAGATTACACAGGTTTTGGATGGGTTCTGATTAAGAAAGGTGTCTTTGAGAATCTTGAGTATCCTTGGTTTGCTCCAAAGATGCAAGTCTTTGAATCTGGAGCCGTTCAAGATATGTGTGGAGAAGATGTGTCATTCTGTCTTGATGCTAAAGAAGCAGGTTTTGAAATCTGGTGCGATCCTCGTATTAGAGTCGGACATGAAAAAACTCGTATTATCTGATGAAAACGTATAACGTATTCTACAAAGGCAATAAGATTTATGTGGACCTTACACATGAAGAATGTGCAGAAGTCCTTCAAGAACTCTCGGAAAACTTTTTCTCGGGAACTGATGATATTAATCCAAACCTAATTGAACTGGAGGAAATTAACAATGGCTAAAGGTGGATCGAATAAGACTATTTTTGAACCAGGAGCACCTAAGAAAACTCGTCAAGGTCGTTCTCCTCGTACACTACTCAGTGCGACCTCTCGCAATGGACGCAAAAAAAGATATCGTGGACAAGGTAGAGGTTAATATAGTATAGATAGAGCAGGAAGAAATTCCTGCTTTTTTATTATCATTTTATGGCATACTTAAATCACAATCTTCCAACATTTACTTGTTATATTCGTAACGAATTTCTTTATAATCATAAAAAAGGTCACGGAGAGGTAACTTTATGCGACGTACACTCCGTAGCGTCCTTAGAGAAGCATGTACCCCTCTTTGAGGTGTTTTTAGAGAATGGGGTCAACTGGACTCGTAGACCGATTCATGCACTATGTTGGAAACCAGATGCGCCAGTTCAAGAATTAGAAGAGTGTATGTGGTGGGATTGTTTTTCTCCTTATGTTGATGTTCAGGTTCGTTCAAGATTGGCTAACTTACGTGCTGAACTCATCAATTATCGTGGAGAAAAGAATGAAGGAACTTATATGTTCACTCTTGATTGGTCATGGGAGTCAAAATCAACTCTGAATACGAATTTCAGTGAGACTCCAGAGCACAAATCTGCTCATTTTTTCAAGATGGACAATGGAAATTTTTATGCTTATCCAAATAATAAGATATTATGGTATGATGATGCATGGACAAAGAATAGAATCACCAAAAATCCAGGGTATGAGATTGATTTAACCGAATATTCAGTCGAAAATCGTCGTAAAATTGAGACATCCGACGATTTTATGTACGAAATCACGAAAATTCGGGATAGCAACCCCGTAAAAAGTTCTGATTTAACAAATCAGGAGCAAACCAATGACCAAAAAAGTCGATAAAGACGAAAATTTCATGAAAAATGAGTGGGGAACTCAATATTTGTCAAGTGAATATGGTTGGGAGGATCAGATTAAGAAGCAAAAGATGCTTCGTGAGATCGCAAATGATGATTTAACTCCCAAGAAGCACGATTTTTTTCATCAAAATGAAATACACGAAAAAATTCGTAATGATGATGACTATGATGATTGGGAATATGGAACAGAACCACTCTACGAATCAAAAAATCCATAATAAATAAGATAGAATTATAATAATCTATGCCTCTAGAGCGGCTAAGTAAGGGTTTTAAAGACATAAGTATGTCATTTCAGTATAATCCACTGAACAATGACCTTATTGCGATCAAAAATGAGACCGCAATAAGCCGCTCTATTCGTAATATTGTTTTTACTCTGCCTGGAGAAAAGTTTTTTAATGAAAATTTTGGATCTACAGTCTCAAGAGTGTTATTTGAAAATGTAGATGAGATTTCAGCATCTAGTATTGAAAGTCAGATAAGGACATCTATCAATAACTATGAACCAAGAGTTTCTTTGATAAGTGTAACAGCATACCCAGACTATGATAATAATTCTTTTGACGTTACAATAACATACAATATCATTGGTATTGATGTTCCTGCTCAACAATTAGAATTTGTTTTACAACCTACAAGGTAAATGCCACTAGTAAACTTTACAAATCTGGATTTCGACCAGATTAAAGAATCCATCAAAAGTTATTTGAGGTCTAATTCGAATTTTACGGATTATGACTTTGAGGGGTCCAATCTCTCTACAATCATTGATGTGTTGGCATATAATACCTACATTACTTCATACAATGCCAATATGGTATCAAATGAAGTTTTTATTGATAGCGCAACTCTAAGAGAAAATGTAGTTGCCTTAGCAAGAAATATTGGATACAATCCAAGATCAAAGAAAGCAGCAAGAGCAACTGTTTCTTTCTTTGTAGATACCTCAAATATTACACCAACTCCATCATCACTAACTCTTAGAGACGGTGTTGTTGCCACTTCTTTTGGAAATTTTGGAAATCAATCATATTCCTTCTGCATTTTAAAGGGTAATGATGTTCTAAAAGGGAATGATCAAATAACCAATAGTAATCCATCAGGAATTACTGTTCCTATAGTTGATAACTTAGCAACTTTTACTGATATTGAGATTATAGAAGGCACTGTTTTATCAAATACCTTCACATATTCGTCAAGAAATCCAAATCAAAGATTTATCTTACCAAACTCTGGAATTGATACTGACACAATTTCTGTAATTGTGACAGAGGGTGGAAGAAAAGCAAAATATGTACTTCAGGATAGTTTATTTGATATTGACTCAACATCAAGAGTTTTCTTCTTACAAGAAATAGAAGATGAAAGATATGAAATCATTTTTGGAGATGGAATATTTGGTAAAAAACTAGAAGAGGGCTATCAAATAGACATTTCTTACATAGTTTCTAACGGTGATAGTGCAAATGGAATTTCACAATTTTCTTTCTCAGGAAGAATTACGTATGAAAGAAATGGTACAACCTATTCAGTAACATCTGGTATTTCTCTATTAACAACTGGACTAAGTTCATCTGGTGGTGAAGCAATTGAGGGTGTGAGTTCTATTAAAAAATATGCTCCAAGAATATATGCTACTCAGAATAGAGCTTTAACCTCTAGTGATTATGAGACTTTAATTCCAACAAAAATATATCCAGAAACTGAATCTATTTCTGTGTTTGGTGGAGAAGATTTAGTTCCTCCACAATACGGAAAGGTTTTTATAAGTATAAAACCAAGAAATGGAGATTTTCTTCCAAATTTAATCAAGGATAATATCAAACTTAAACTTAAAAAATACGCAGTTGCAGGAATTGTTCCTGAAATTTTAGATCTAAAATATCTTTACATTGAAACTGCTTCTAAAGTTTATTACAACACAAATCTTGCTCCAAGTTCTTCATATGTTTCTAGTTTAATACAATCAAACGTCAATAATTACTCAGAATCAAGTGAGTTAAATAAGTATGGAGCAAGATTTAAGTATAGTAAATTTTTGAAAATTATTGATGATAGTCATGAGTCTGTTACTTCCAATATTACAACCATTAGTATTAGAAGAGATCTGAGAATTGTTCCAAATTCTTTTGCGGAATATCAAATTGGATTTGGAAATCAATTTCACATTAAAAGTATGAATGGTTACAATATTAAATCTAGCGGATTTAGAGTTTCTGGAATCAATCAAGAGGTTTATCTTTCTGACATTCCAGATAGTAATGGAATTGATGGTTCTATTTTCTTATTTACTGTTCCATCAGTGACTTCAACATCTTCAACTATTGTAAGTAGAAATGTTGGAAAAATTGATTATAAAAATGGAATAATTACGTTAAACCCAATTAACATTACCTCAGGTAAAGTTAAAAATGGACAATCAATTATTGAGATATCTGCGATACCACAATCAAATGATGTTATTGGATTACAGGATCTTTATTTACAACTAGATACTAGTAATAGTTCTTTTGAAATGGTATCTGATGAAATTGCATCAGGTCTTGATCCTTCGGCATCAAAATACATTGTATCATCAAGCTACAGCAACGGGAACCTAGTAAGATCATAATCAAATGACAGAGAAAAGAATTCAATTTAGCAACATTGTACGCAACCAACTTCCTGCGTATGTAACAGAGCAGTATCCGTTAGTTGCTGAGTTTATATCTCAATATTATCTTTCTCAAGAATTTCAAGGCGCTTCTGTTGATTTAATACAGAACATTGACAAGTATACGAAGTTAGATAATATTACAAATTTAAAAAATACTGTCATATTAGGTGATGATATATCTTCCCTTGATACCACAATCAATGTATCTTTATCATATGACTCTGAAATTAATTTGTCCGGAACTGAAGGATTTCCAGATTCTTATGGATTATTATTAATTGATGATGAAATAATCACTTACACGGGTAGAACTATTACTTCCTTTACTGGATGTATTCGTGGATTTAGTGGAGTATCTTCTTTAAAGAAGAAAAATTCTCCAGATGAATTGGTTTTT